GTCGTTGTCGTTGTGTATCGTTTGCCAAAGACATTCCTCACCCGGTGAGAGAAAGGCTTAGAGCCTTTCTTCTCGTCCGAGATGATTAGAGCGATAACAAACACGAGCGACACGAACACGAAGATGAAGCCGAATGTTATCCAAAGCGGAGCAAAGCACCACATCCAGGTCAGCCCTGAACCTGGCAACAACAACTTCACCACGCACAACACCGCTGAGAGCAATATCGGCCATTTTGCAAATACCCCCATTAGAACGGCATATCGTCTTTAGGGGCAGGAGCAGCCGCTTGAGCCGAATTAGGCTTCCAGGTGTTCAGCTCGGCATTGTGGGTGCCATACTTGTCGGCTTCACGCTTCGGCCAACAGGCAATACGGACATAGCCCTTTTCGTCCCGATGCTCTTGGAGGAAGGCGATGAACTGATCCACATTGCAAGACATCTCAAACAACTCCTTCCCGGAGATGATTTTCTTGTTAATGTAAATCCCCTTTGCGTACACTTTTTGATTTGATTGGTTTGACATTTTTTACGATTTTATGGTGTGGTTTTTGTTTGCGGTACCCTCTTTCTTCAACTCGTCTATACCTATGGGAGTACCATTCAGAGGCAGAGACCGTGTAATTCTTGGGATGCGAATACGCATCATAGCCCTCCTGATAAGCACTCACGAGGTGCTTGGTTTCAGTTTCTTTCATCTTCATCACTCGCTTGACAACATCTTGCTTGGTGACCAAAGGGGGCAGCGTGGATAGCCAATCCAACAATAGCTCTATCGGGGTTGATTTTCTTCGGAATCTCATTCTATGGAAGTCACTTTGATAACGACAGCCGACTCATACTCATCCATATTTAACATCGGCTTTATTCTGTCTTGCAACATTTGGTTCGCTATTTGAGCGGTTTCCCAAGGGCCAAAATACAACTCTGGCTCGGCCTTAAATTTCAGCAAGACAACATACTTGCTTTGGTCTTTTTTTATCTTGACGGACTGCTGGTCTTCAATCGCCTGGGTGATGGCTTGGACATCTCGTTCCGTGCCTCGGTAATCGGTCATAATATCCCTCTCAACCGCCCGAATTGAATGGATGATGGTGGAATGGTCTTGATTGAAGTATTGTCTTCCAATCGCAAGCTTGGGGATGTTGGTGTACTTGCGAATCATATAGCAGGCCACTTGCCTTGCGTGAACGACATCCCACAAACGGGTCTTGCTGAACAACTTGTCCTTGTGGATTCCGTAGTAATCCGATACAATGCCGATAATGTCTTCGGCCATCGTATGTTCAATCTTTCCTATCATTTGTTCTTGGGTTTTTTGTTGTCGGTGTTTTTTGCGATGACATCAACGAGAGAACCGCAATAGGGGCAATACGGACCGCCCTTGATGTCTATTTGCGCCTGGGTCACATCGTGTTGTATCAGGCCGTGCTTGTCGCACTTTCCAACGTATTTCATATCAAATTCAATAAAGGTCTTGGCACCAAATCGGGGTTTTCTCTCCCATATAGGCCCCCGATACGTTAAAGGAAAAGTATTCAATGGCCTCCTCGGCAGAACCAATCTTCTCTGCAAGAATGTCTATGCACTTGGACACGCTATAAATCAATACCATTGACTTTTCATCCACGCCTATAATGGCGCCATCCAATCCATCGGCCTTCAGGAATTGCTCGTCTGGATAGGTTTCAATAATTCGTTCAAGTAATGTCATCAGAAAGGTGCTTTTAGGGCTTGAATCTTCTCCTCAAAGGTAGGAATGTTTCCATTAAAATCCAACACTTTTGTGTATTGAAGTTTAATTTTCCCCATAGCGGTACCAATCTTCCCATTCCGATTCTTCCTCACAAGGATTTCAAGGAGGTCAATGAGTTCTTGCTTTTGAGGGTCGTGGTCTTCCATATACTCGGAAGGACGATACACGAACAAAATCTTGTCGGCATCAAATTCAAGTTGACCCGTTTCACGCAGGTCGCTCGGCTTGGGACGCTTGGAATCCCTCTGCTCCACGCCCCTGGACAACGATGACACCACACAAATCCAAATGTTGAGCCTCTTGCAAATCGTCTTGATGTACTTGGAGATGTTGGTCACTTGCTCAATTCGGGGCTTGCCTCGGTCTTCTGGTAGCGGAGAAATCAGTTGGAGGTAATCAATGTATGCCCCTTCAATCTTGTGCTTCTTGATGAGTTTTATCAACTCCAATTCCATCCGCTGAGGGTCAATGCCGGGGACATCCACAACGTGCAACGGTGCGCCTTTGACCTTATCAATGTGCTGAGAGATAGCGAGGAAGTCCTGACCGTTCATCCGTTCCTTGATGTCCAGGAAGACCTCTCCATCCACCTCGGCAAGGTTGGAAACCAATCGGGTCATCAGTTGCTCCGTGGACATCTCCAAGGTGAAGAAGGCCACAGGCTTTTTGTTCATCGCTTGGTTGAGAGCGTATTGCAGGGCCAAGGTGGTTTTGCCCATTGCAGGACGGCCACCCAGGATGATAAACTCCGAAGGCTTGAAACCCGTTATCAGGCTGTCGGTGTTGTGGTGGAAGGTTCGGGTGATGCTGTTGTCCTTCGCTCCCGTAATCACCTCGTTGAGGCCCATCATAAAGCCCAAGAGTAATTCGTGAACCTCGGTAGCAATCGGGTCGGGGTCTAAGGACTTGATGTCTTGGATTTCCTTGTAGAGGCGATCAACATCCTGGTGCTTGAGAAAGTCAATCTTGGTCTTCTCAATTTGGTCGTGGATGTACCGGCAATGCAACTCGTACCGGTACACCTTCCATCCATCGTGAGAATAAAGCCCTGAGTCAAGGCTTGCGAGAAACACCACATCGGTGGGGACATTCATCTCAATCATCCGTGAACGGACGGTGAGCGTGTTGATAGGCTTGTCCTCGGCCCGAAGGCTCCGAATGGCTTTAAAGGTATTCTTGCGGATTCCTTCATCAAAATACTCTTCTCGGAGTTGGAGGACTATATCCCCCGGCTTGATGATTTCGCAGATGAGGATGCCGAGGAGTCGGTCTTGGTATTCAGCGTACAATTCCGCTGGGAGGCGTGTAAAATCGGAGTGGTTGTTCATCGTTTTGGGTTGAATGGTAGGGTTTGTGTTGGGAATGGCCTCCAGGCTGCGTAGGAAGCTCGTCATTGAACGCTTTATGGGTTAGGTATCTTACGGGGTCTTTGCGGAACTTACGCTCTCTGTGAGCCTCTAAATAGGTCGGAAGGGTATTGCGGATTTTCTCAATCTCTTCATCGGTCAGTTTGAACCAAGCGAGGATGGCTTTGTCCTTGCCGACCTTCTTGTCGTAGAAGTTCCAAAAGCCTTCAAACATAGCCATCATTTCCTCTTGGGAGTGTTTAGAGTTCCTGCGGATGTTTTTGTTGGAGTATTTGGACGTTCCCTTCTCTTTTTCCTCCCCCACACCCCCTCCTTTATCTCTACCCTTTAGAGTGTTTAGAGTATTAGTATTGTTTATATGTATAGAATTGTCTATATAATTATATATATATAGTAGGTTTTGTTGAAAAATCAAGTTTTCTCGCTCAATTTTATCCACATAATCCTCCAGGTCTTTGACATACTCGTCCTGGTCAAGGTAGCATTCGGGGTTGGGTCGCATTAGGGTTAGGGGTTTATCATTAGAAAGACTGCAACTCCGACTTGACATTATTCCAAAATTCAAGTGCCTCATCTTTTTGTGCTTGATACCAATACTGGTGAGTTGCTCCACAATCATCCCAATCAGCATGGTTTGGGTCTAATGGTCTTGCGCTTAGTATTTCTTCAACCGCTATCAAAGCACATCGTTTAGCTAAGTCGTTAATGACAAATCCGTTAATACTGTATTTTGCACTTAACAACTCCTTTAAGTAATAGTGCATCAATTCCTTTGCTTTTTCTTTTGGTTTCATGGGTTTGGGGTTTGGTTGGTAAGGTTATAGGCTGACGCTGGGGGAGGTTTGGTAAGAATAGAGGCTGACGATTTGTTCACGAATGAGTACTTTCCCGAACAAGATATAACCCATTTTTTTCATCATAAGTGACGCTCTCGTTTGGTATGATTTTTACATCATTAATTGACACTTTGCAAGGTTCACTTAAGTAGCGGATAGATTCATTGTCGCTTTCGTGAATGACACCTGCTTCGCAAAATTTCGGGTTTATTCCCTTTGGTTGAAAGTATATCGTTTTCATGCTATGGGCTGACGGATTAATCATTCATTATATGCGATAAGGGTGCTTATTGACCGATTTCTCATTCATTGTATCCGATTGCATATTAAACGTGCGTTCGCGTTTCCGAATCCCAAATGGCACTCCATTTGAAATTCTTCCAGCTGTCCTTCCATAAAAGTTTAAACTTTTCTATGATTTTTGCTTCAAAACTTTTGGCCTCTTCCAAGGTGTCAAAGTCCTCCTGAAAATCATTCATCCCTCCTTCAGGATAATAGGCATCACCTGCAAATACTAAGAATCGTTTCATATGCTTAAGGTTTGATTGGTAAGGTTATAGGCTGACGGTGGGTTCACGAATGAGCGAGTTAGCGGTCAGTTTGCACATAAGCCTTGCAATTCGTGCAAAATACTGGGAATAATGAATCCCTTTCCGTTTCGGCATTTCTGCAAGTGCAAACCGAACTGCTAACAAGCGGTTGGCTCAATTTTTCAAGTTCAGTTACATAATCAATTAATTTGTAAAATTCATCAAGTGCCAACCCTTTTTGGTAGAAGTCAAGCTTGACGCCTCTTATCTGTGCTTTTAGGTTTTCAATTTCTGGTTTCATAGGCTTAAGGTTTGAAATAGTTTGTACGCACCACACGAATCGGTCAGGGTCTTCATCTGCGGCCCGAATCCGTTGCTACGGGATAGCACATACTCACAAGCATCCCCCTTGGCCCGCACCTCAATCACCCTCCAGGGGCGGTCGTTGGTGCAGGCCGTGAGCAGGAATAGGAGGAGGATGGTTCGCATTTAGGCTCTTGATTGATACCTTGAAAGCAACTCAGCAACACGCTTGTTGGCTTCCTCGGCTTTCGCCAGAAGGTCTTTGAGGGTAGCGTCCATTTCGTTGGTATTCTGAACGATGGCTCGCTTGGCCTTGAAGGTCTTGAAGACCGCTTTAATCTTCACGCTTTGCTCGTTGATGCACTTATCAATGTCCTGTTGGGTAGGAACCTTGTTGAAATCGGAGTAATACAGCGACTTGTTCTGCCCTGGACGAGAGCCTTTGGTGATGATGCCTTGGTCACGCATTGTCAGGTAGAAGGTGCGACCCACATTGTTGTCGGTCATAATCTTGTTGATGTCAAGGTTCCTGACTCCATTGAAGGAGGCGGTCCAAATCATCCAGAACGCTTTGACCTTGCGGTTGTAGCGGTCTTGCTCGGAGCCAAATACCTTTGGCTTGGCGGGGGCGTAGCGGGTCTTGGGTGTTGTTTCAAATAGATTCGTGTTCATTGTTTTGGGGGTTGGGTTTGTGATTTGACGGAATTGTTCTAAGGTCATTTTTTGATAGGATGGGTGCCAAAAGGTAAATTTTTCCTCGGTGCCACTCCAATAATAACTTGAATCTGTTGGGTGCTTTGAAAGCAACAGCATTCCTTCTCTTAGGTCAGGCCATCCGCTTCCTTTAGTTTTCGTTCGCCACCACGGCTGAAGTTCTTCGCGGTTCTCTTCGGTTACAGGGATGTACCATTTTTTTGGATGTGTCATTTGGTTTGTGGTTTAGGGTTTAAGGGTTGGTTAATTAAGGTTGGGTAAATCATCAATCGTGTTGCCTTGGTTGGCTTCGTGTTCTTCGGTGCATTCCTGCAATCCACGCTGGTAATCAGCGTCCCTCTGCTCGGCTTCACGGGCCAAGCCTGCTTCCAGGGTTTCGGTAAGGAAAAACTCACCGTTGCTCCTTTCCATATCTTCCAATTTGCGGAGGCGCAATTCCTTGATTAGCCATTCCATTGCGGTCATATTGCTCATTATTTGAAGGTTATTGCGATGGACGATTTGGTGGCCTTGGCTTCGCACACGGGGATTTCTTCACCGGTGTTAGGATCCACAATCATTGACTTGCCTGCCTGCCTGAACGCAAGCTTCAGCAGTTCTTCTCGGTCTTTGAGGGCCGCTTTCATCTGGGCGTATATCGGGTCTTGGTCGCAGTTCGGGCCGAGAGAGCCTTCCCTTATCTGAACACTCGCTCCGTAAACATCAAAGGACTTGCCGGGATGCTTGGCGGCCTCATCAGCAACAGTTTCTTCCGTCTGCTTGATAACGGCCTCAATCGCCTTGTGGATGGCTTTGAGTTTGATGTGGGCTTCCAGGGCATTGATATGCCCTTCGTTGATGCGATCCACCAGGTTGGTGGTTAGGAGTGCGATGTCGGCCTTGCCGACATCACTCCTGGGTATAGATACGAGTTCCATAATTAACGATTTTTGAAAAATTCAATCCCCTTGCGGTACCGCTCTTCAGTCCAATCCTCGGTCGGGGCAAACCGTGGGTCGTTGCGTTCTTGGTCGGTGGCCTTCACCGCACGCTCCAAGATGTACTCTTGGTGAATCTTTTGCAGACCGGCAGGGATGATGATGGGTGCCGTGGTGCGGGTCTTGGTTGGAGGAGCCACATCGTTCTTTGGTGGGGCTTGATAGGGCTTTGCAGGGATGACAGGTGCGCCGTGCTTGCCTTTGTAAACATCAATCCCAATCCCAATCCAAGATGCGATTTTGGTGATCGCATCCGTGGTCGATCCCTTCGCTGCATCGCCCATATCATCGTTCGTGGAGGATGCTATGCACTCGTAATAGATGCCTGCGGATGGGATTTCAAGGATGGTCTTGGAGAGAGCGGTGTATTCGGTGCGCTCCCTGCCAGAGGATGTTGTCTTGACGATGACGGAGATTGGGGCCAAGAGTTTAGTCTTGACCATCCACTCCCCAACACCAAAGACTTCATTCAGTCGCTCGGTGACGAAGATGCCCTTGATGGTGGACATCCCGGTTCTTGTTGGGTGGGCCGAAATTGCTTCGGGCGGTAGAGGCTCGGCTATCTTGCGGAGTTGCTCTGATGTGAGGTTTTGTTTCATGGTTTGGATTTAAAAGCGTCAAAGATTTGGTTGAATAAACCAGCCCAAGGAAATCCCAAGGCGTGGCATAGATTGATGCACTCATCAACGGTTAGATGAATGACAACAATTTTCTCGGTCAAGGCTTTTATCAAGTCCTCTCCAATGGTTGGGTACTGCTCTTTGAACTCAAGGAGCTTCTTGTACTCCGCTGCGTTCATTTGTTGTAATAGGTTCATTGTTTAGGGTTTAGGGGTTAAGGATTAAAGCGAGAATGAATCGGCCAAAGAATGCAATTCCCAGCATCGTGGTCAGCATAATGTAGCCCGTGGCAATGGCGGCCTTTATTTTGGCCTTGGCTTCGTGTGTCATAAGATTAGGGTTTAGGGTTATGAACGAAAGTGTGAACAAATATAGTGGGTCTTACCCTGCTTGCGCCACCTTGGAAAAATTATTTTCAATAATTTTATTGACATCCTTTTTCTTCCCAATCCCGTGGCTCCATTGGTACACATAATTGCGGTCAATGTTGAGGGTTCGGGCGATTTTGTCAATGCTCGTCTTGTTCCTCGTCATTAAGAGCCTGCGATACTCATCATCTCGGAGGGGCATCGTGAGGTCGGGCTTGGTCAGGCAGGCCTTGATTACTCTTGGCGATGCCGGTTGATAATCATCGCAAATCAATTTGAAGCAGGCATCAATCGCATCAAATTGCTTGATCCTCGTGACGCCTTCTCTCCACCAGAACACGGTGGATATGGACACCTCGCACTCTTTAGCGATTTCGTCCAGGGTTAGGCCCATGCGCTTCATTAGGATTTTGATGGCTTCGGGCCGGGTAACGGTTTGTTGTTTTGGTTTCATGGTTTGGTTTGGGGGTTGGTTATTGGGGTTATTAGTATAATAAGCCGATTCAAACAAGCAAGTTCTGCTTCTTCGTGAGTGTCACAATGGTACACTAAAGAGGATTGAACAACAGCGTTGTAATGGCCGTTGTCATACTCAATAAAGTGCCTTAATCCGTGCTTCTCTCTAAACCATCTAAATGCTTGTGAGTAGGTTGGTGCTGTTGCAAATCCTTCTCTTACTCTTTCATCCCTATCTGAATTTTTTGCCTCCTTGAAAAACCAAAGATTTACATTGTCTTGATTTGAATAATAACCACCAAAACAAGGTTCATCAAACCCAAGCTCTTTGAGTGCAAGGGCTTGCTCGTAGGGGATAAATTCGTTTTTCATTTTATTTGGGTTTAGGGGTTAAATGGCTTTTTTTGCGTCCAGGTAGCGGCCGTACAAGGCCCAATCAATCCTGAATGGGGACTTCACCTCGGAGTAATCCGGCTTTATACTTCGCCTGCACGCTCTCTTTATGTGCCTTAGCCAGCTGGCGAGGGGTTCCTGGGATGTAGGGTTCAATGATGTCAAATTCATGGTAAAAGGGTTTAAGGTTTTTTTCAATGTAAACTCG